CTGCCTCTTGTAAATTCTCAGGAATCGGATCTATATCCGGCTCACCAAGCCATTTATATTTAGCAACAAGACTTGCGCTAACTTTTCTCATTATCTCTTTTTTGGTGGATCAAAATTCTTTTTCATGTATTCCATTACGTACTCGATCTGTCCCATCTTCTCTGGTGCCATGCCGATAAATACCTTCTCCCAACTTTCCTTGTGGAGAACCAACTGATCAACGCTCACCTCTTTTAAATCCTTCTCCTCGAATTCAACGATTTGAATTTTTGTCGGGTGATAGGTTTCGCATTTGTCTTTCAAATCTCTGTGGATCTGCCCGAGTGTTTTGTTCATATACGCCTCCTGCATGTCGTGGGAGAAGGCTTTGAATGATACTATTGTTATGTTCATCTTTCAATTGTTGTTAATGAATAATGCCCTGCCATTGTCGGGTACCAAATGTAAGCCACATACCAATCCTGCCTCCGATAGCACCAAAGTAGTTTCGGGTTGAATCCTTCTGCTTTTAATCGCATGAACTTAGTCCATGCTTCGCTTAGTTTTGTCATTGGGTTTTAGTTTTTAATATGGTAATTCGTTTGTTGATTCGGATGCTGTTTTTAAACTGTCCTCGACGAAGTTCACAATCTTTGTCAGCCACCCGATCCATCGTGCTCGGATTTCTGTCAACGCTCCGTTCCTAAATTTAGCGATGATGATGATGAATAATTCTTTCGCAGGATAATCAACTCCATCCATCGAATAAAATTCAATCCCATAATACTCGGGACGAAACAAAAAGAAAACATTATCGGCATCCTGCTCGATCGCTCCCGATTCCCGGAGATCTGAAAGTTGAGGTTTCTTGGATCCTCCCGGTCTATTTTCAGTTTGTCGGCTTAGTTGACATAAGGCGATGATCGGAATATCAAGCTCCCGAGAAAGCAATTTTAATTCTCTACTTATCTCAGATACTTCCTGTTCTCTGTTTCCTCTTTTGTCCGGGCTTCCTGTCATCAGTTGCAAATAATCCAAAACGATCAATTCGATTTTCTGATTCTCTTTCAATCGCCTCGCCTTCGCTCTCAACTCAACAATTGTCATCCTCGGAGTATCATCGATGTATAGAGGATAATTTTTAAATGCCTTTGCCGACTCATTCAGGCGATCGAGATCTTTATCTTTAATCTGATTGTTGTTAACTTTCTGAACATTCAACCCTGAATCGGATGCGAGTGCCCTTCGAACCAACTCAAGTTTATTCATCTCAAGGGAAAAGAATGCGGTCGGCTTTCCTTTGATCGCTGGTTCCAATGCACAAGCCAAAGCGAATGCAGTCTTTCCCATTCCCGGTCGTGCTGCGATTATATTTAAAGTTGACTTTCTCCATCCTCCCGTATGCACGTTGAGCGATTCGAGTGGGGTCAATAATCCGATAGGCTCATCGGAATTCATCGCAACAATACTATCGTTTATTACTTCCTGCGCAATGTCCCCAATTGTTTCAATTTTATTTACAACAATACCATTCTCTAAATTGTGAATCTCCTTGGTCGCTTTTGCCATTACATCGAAACAATCAGCCGAAGGCTCGTATGCCTTTTGAATTGTTGAGGTGCACATCCGTATCATCTCCCTCAAAAAGAATGCTTGTTGAACTACCCGGGCATGATATTGAATATTTGCCGAAGATGCAATTCGGTCTGTAAGTGCCGACACATAGTAAGCTCCACCAACAATTTCGAGTTCACCCATCGACTTCAATTCCTGAACAACGCTCAAAATATCTATCGGAGATCTGCGGACCGAAAGTTTAACCATCGCCTGATACACCCTTCCGTTCTGTTCTTTATAAAAAGATTCGGGTTGTAAGATATCCAAAACCTCCATTAGAGCTTGTTTCTCCAAAAGGATGGCTCCAAGCACCGCCTCCTCCATATCGATGGCTTGTGGAGGCATTTTGCCTATTTCCGGTTCCGTTGCTCGGATTGGTTTGCGCTTAGTTTCCATCGTTCAAATATGCGGGTCCGTTCGTGCCATCGACTTTCGACCCGGCTTTTAGTGGTTGGTTTTGTGAAAAAAGACCTGAATCTCTAGGCTTATAAACCTTATTCATTGTGATAGCTGTGGTGAGGGTACTCTTCCAATCAATTTCCTTTGATCGCTTAGACTTCTTGTGCTTCCACCCGGCTTCGGTTGCCCAAAAATTAATCACCGCCTTTTCCAAGGAAAGTTTTATATCAACTCCGGGATTTAACCTTTCTTGAGTGTTTATGAATTCAGTATCGTGGATTAAGGATCTGTGTATTTCTTTACATTCATTCAAATAAACTTCAAAATTTTCTCGCCATAAAAATATTTTCTTTTCTTTATCTAAACTCTTATCTTTATTTAAATAGCTGTTGTTTTGCTTGGTGGACTCCTCAAGCATTTGCTTAGCACGTGCTTCGCCACCTTTAACCCTTTTCAAATGAATATCAGATAGTTCCGTAAATTGTTCATTTAAAAAAGGTATAGAAACCATTTCATTTTCGATATAAATAAAATTCAAATCAAGTAGCATTTTAAACCTCTTCTTACCTAGTTTCTTTTCAAAATCAATTGAATTATATTCACAATTCTTATTCCAATAGTAACAAATTGCGATTATAAACGCACCCTGAACCTTATCCGGCTGATCGAAAACACGACCAAGAATCCACTCGCTGACAAAGAACTTAAAATATGGTAACTCCTTACTCATTAGGAAGTACTTTTAAATTGTAAATTTCAGCTATATGTGATTGAACCGGGTCCATTCCATAACTTGTAACTCCTGCCCGCTTCAAAATATTTATAAGTATTTTACATTGAAAATCAAAAGAATCAGGTTCTTCTTTGTGGCAATCAGCGCAAAGTGTTATCAGTGTTTTGTCGTTGGCATCCCACGGATTAGCTCCGGGCTTATAATAAGTATGGTGAACGTGTAGAGTATTGCTTTTTTCACCACAATGTTGACACTGCCATTCATCTCTTTCAAGAATGGTTAACCTTTTTTTCTGCCAACGTGGGTCTTTTAATTTTTCAAGGTAGGTCATAAAAAAATATCCCTACTCCAACAATGGCGAATCCGTGCCCCTTAAGGCTTGGACATTGTTGTTTCGGGAATTTTTTAATGTTTTTCATACGGATTCGCAGGACAATATTAATCGATTTTTGTGGGACTTGTGCAATTGTTAAAAACTATTTTCATGGCTCGATACCTAAATCTTTTAGGGATTGGATGATGGCTTTGCGTTTTTGTTTCCTCCAAGCGATCATAATTCCGAAGATTTCAAGCATTTCGGAGTCCTTCGTGTGGGTGTGCAGCGTTGTGGGGTTTCTTGGATCTCGGATGTTCACCCAATTCCCCCGATAGCCAGCCAATTCAGCCTCGTGTTGTTCTTTTGTGATGATTTCGATGTTCACACACACATCCGAGGGTTCGGTGCTTAAACGGGACGCTAGGGTGTTTATGCGCTCCAATTCGAGGTCGATGCGCTTGAGGTCATTTAATAGGATTGCGCCCTTTTCTACGTCCGATTGTTTCATGCGCCTTGTGTTGGTTTGTTTTCTGTTACACCGCCATTGTTTGTATTCGGAGTTTTGTTTTCTTTTGGGGACTTACCTTTCCCATTGTCATCATCGGAATCTCCATCTATCCACTCGAATTGATTTTTTACAAGTGCCTGAATTACCCGAACATCACCAACCATTCCAAAAAAATCAAACCACCTTTTATCTATCTTACTTATTCCGATAAATTCTATTATCGATCCAACAGGAAAACCATGAGTTGTCATATTGGTAGATTCTAATTCGAGCGAAACAACCCTAGCCTTTCTCATTTCAATAATTTTCCTGCGAGTAAGACTTTTTTAATTAGGAGTTCTTTATCGGACTCGGGCACTTCGAACCGCAGCACGTTTAGGTTTTTGTAATGACCCCCATCGATAAGGTACGGCACCTGGTCATCGGTTGAAAAATGAATCCAAGCCACCTCATTCGGAGAACCATCCCAGTCCTCACAGTGTTCCCGAATAGCATTTAACTCGGATTGGTATGGCATGTAAACCACCAACTCAGCAAACTTCGAGCCCGTTAGGATGGCGTTGCTCACAAGTTGCCAATAATATTTCTCCCCATCTTTATGGTTGTTTCGGAGATCTGTCACGGTTTCACAGTCCACCAACTGACAGAAGCTTTTTAGGGTCATTGGACATTTGATGTCCAAAACAGTATCGGTCTTGGTTCCATCCGGCGACCCACTCCAAAACGGTATCTCAGGGTGTACGATGGTTTCTTTTGAATTTAGGGAGTATTCGTTCCCCAATAATTCAAAAGCCCGTGATTCGAGTAAGCGACCCCAAATTAATGGCTTTGCCGAGCCGATGTCATTCAGAGCTCTTCCGAGTCTGCGCTCCATGTTCTTCTCCTCAATGTAAGTGAGAGCTGGTTTGCCAAACGTTCCTTTCGTTTTCCCTTCGGAAATTAGGTTGGCAATCTCGCTTGACGTGAAGTTGCCAATCCTTGCAATGTTATTTATCATTTTGAAAAAGTTATAAGTTTGTAAATACTGCGAGTAAGTTCGATGTCATAGTTCGCATCATGCAATTTAGTTTCATCAACATTGAATCCCAATTCAGCTGCGACCGTTTTAAGTTTGAAGTCGGGCATCTCGGGTCTGCGAATCTTTAGAAACTCAGAAGCCAAGACCATTACATCAATACTATTCGACCAAAACCAAGATCCGAAATATTTGTCATCGTTTTGAAGGAAGAACCCACGAAGGAATTGATTATCGAAAGAAGCGTTATTGTACCCGATGAGAAAGAACTTATCTTTCTTATTGAATTTGTCGCAGTGTGGTGTAATCATTTCGATGAAATCATTATAAACCGTTTTCATCGGAGGATAAGCCATCACTTGTTCCTTGGTAACTCCACCAACCTCAAGAGCAGAATCCTCGATAACACACTTCTCATTCGGACGAACCTTAAAGTTGAATCGCTCAATCACCTTACCATCTATCTCTATGCACCCGCTTATTTGGTGGATTCCGTTTTTAGCCGGACTCAACCCCGTTGTTTCTAAGTCGAAAAATATTGCTTTCATTTTAATAACTCGGGATTTTGGTGAATGTTTCCAATTACTTCTCCATCTTCATGGAATGCGCCCAAATAAGTTGCATCTAAATCGAACGAACCACCCTCAAATTTTACCTCTTCGATATACTCTGTTTCCTCCGAAGACCTTTCAGCACCTAATAATGAATATTTAAAAATATCCCCCTCGAATATTTCTTTCCCATTCTTATCCTTCAATCCGGTGAATTGCATCACAGTCGTATCACCAGCGAACACAATCTTTCTCAATTGGAGATCTTGCAGCGTGAAGGGCTTCGACATAAAATCGACCCCATCCCAAACTCTAAATTTTATTTCTCTATTCATGGCTATTTTGATTTTAAGAATTTAAGTATTTTTTTGTAGCTCGTTTTTTCCTCGCCCTTGATGATGCGCTCGATGTTGATGATATCATCCTCGGATAAACTTTCACGCTTCAACTCGAATAAAGTTTTGATCTCCTCGATGGCTATTCCTTCGGTATCAACTTTCACCTCTCGGAAATCTTCTTTGTTGTAAATGTCCGCTGCCAATCCTATCTCCGAAGCACACTTCTTTAAACAGTCAGTTGCCGCAGCCTTGAGATCGTTTCCAATACTTAACGCTATTCTCGGAAGTCCTGCACTCGCATCCTGTGGTGATTGCTTTTTATACATAACATCCTTGTTCCCGTATTGCATCTTCACAATAGTTTTACCATTCGATCGGCACGTAAGCCTTCCCTTTACAATAGCCTCTCCATCGGAAACGATATGCTCAACTATCTCAAAGTCCCAATCCCATCCGAACATCAGGTTAAGGCACTTTTTGATATATCCCCCCGAGACATATTCCCATTCCCCACCACCTTTAGCAGGACGTTTCTTCACGAATTGAGCTGGGGTCTTTTTTAGGATTTGAGCGAGTTGGTTTTGATTTAATGAATTGTTCTCAACTAAAGACAATTCTTCCGGCTGTACTAAAGCCAATTGATTTTCGTTGCTCATCTTACTCGGACATTATTTGGTTCATAATCGGAACGATGTCGATAAGCTCGGCATTCTCAAGCTCCTTCTTTAATCCATCGATCTTAATTTGTTTGATCGCGGAGGACATCATTGTTAACTTACTTAGCGCATCGAAATCTTTAATTTCTGCCTCAAGAGTCTCAATGTCCTTCTTCGCATTATTTATGCGGTTGTTCGTTTCGATAGCGTTTCTCAGCTCATCGAGTTTTTTTTCTCTACTCATATTTTTGGGTTTTGGGTTTAGTTTATTTGTTCGCAGTTGCCAAGTCATCGATCATCTGATCGTGAATCGTTTTCTTCTCCTTCTCAAGGAAAGTTTTTTTGTCTGCTTTGGTTTTGATCTTGAAATACAACGGACTCGGCACGTTAAGCGTGATGGAGGTCGTATCTGTGATAACCGGAACTTTTTCTTTTTTAGTTTTTGCCATTGTTTCTTTTTTATGCAAAGATTGTAATAATTATTGTATTTATTGTAATTGTTATAAAATTATTTTATTTCAAGATTATAGACTTTATTAAAGAAAGTGCATGAGGCTTGTTTAGAGTCGCTAAAGTGTCGTGAATAATCCTGAAACAAAAAACATCCACCATTAATATCATCCCTTAAAAGATTTGGATAAACAGAATAGATATGCAAAGACTGATGACACTTGATGTTGATTTTATGATGAACGCTTAAAACCTTCCATTGGTTTAAAAAATCTGTACGAATCATTTTCATACCCACCTCCAACACCAACGACTCAACCTCTTTTTTTTCTTTAGGTGATAGTTTCTTTTCGGGTTTAAATTTTATCTCTAACTGACTCATTTTTTAATCTTCAAAATCTTCTTGTGCGTCCTTGCATTGTTCTTCGTGTTCTTGGGCTGAGATCTCGATTATCCCTGTTCCTTCGCAGCGATCGCATGGCTCGGGTTCATCATCGAGTCCGAGCATGATAACAGGGATGATTCCTTTGCCATCACATACAGAGCATATCAGTTGTATTGGCTCTTTATAATCGGGAGGAGTTAGTGGTTCTTGCATTGTGTTTGTTTTTGTTAAGCGATCCACCATACTCGTTTCCTTTCGGGGGACTCGCTAAAGTTTTTTATCCTACTAATCTTGATGCTTTAATTACAGGAGCCATGCTATAACTACCAGCTAAGATATATTCTTCGTTATCGTGAATCCTGATTTTTTTAGTGATTATCTCTTCACCCTTAAACCTTTGAAAGGTTATGGTTTTGTCAGTTCTTTTAATACAAATAAATTTAGGCTTTAATTCAGAATCAGTGATAAATCTCATCTCGTAGATATTACCTGTTTCAAATTTTGTTGTTTCCATTTTAGCGAGTTTTAAATTATTGTTTTAATTACAACAAATATAGTAATTATTGTAAATACAATAAACACAACAATAAACTAAGATTTGCATTTATCGCAAATAGCACGTAACTGTTTGATAACTAAAGGGTGTTTTTTAAAGCTTGAGGAGCTTTCTGAGGATAATGTGAGCCGAAATAGTGAATACAGGTAGATACCACCATCCGAAATCGAGGCAGAGATTCAGGATAACGAAGGCGATGGTGCACAGGTGAACGTTGAAACAAACAGCGCACCCCCCCAACATCTTATAAAGCCCAATGTCGAGTGCCCGAGCGATGAATTCATTGTCACGGTCCACTCCTTTCGGCAATAACATGACCTCTGTATGCTCGGAGCGTTTAAATCGCTTTACAAGGCACTTCGCCAACCAAGGGAGGTAAGAGCCGAACACCGAGCCCTCCATCAAGCAGAAGTCAAGGAAATAGCCAAAGCCACCCATTACACACCCCATGATAGCTAGGGTTATGATCTTCAGGATTATTATTGTTAAAAAATATGTTTCCATTATGTTGTTAAATTATTGTGCCTCCCACATATAAACCTGTGCAGTGTGAGTTCCAGTTTCAGTCCAAACTATATCAAAAGACGTTGCTCCTACATTTCCTATTACTCCGGTTATAAAGTTACCAACTCCTGTGTTCTGCCTAATTGCAAAAGCCGTTGATGTTGCTGCAGGCTCCGCAGCCGTTATTGTTGTTGCATCGTAAGGCTGAAAGACGCAGGCATTTCCGCTTGAACAAAATATACCTATTGAACCTGTTGGGGGAAGTGCTGAACCACTTGCAAGGAAAGTGTCTTTACCGTAAATACGAATGACTATCGGAGTTCTCCCTAAACCATGTGTAATCGTAGTTGTCCCCGAAGCGTTCGGTGAAGTACCAACTCCTGCAGTTGTTGTATTAGCTAATTTTAAAGCGAGAGCATCAAAAACGGCATCCTCTGATGGGGCATTGGTTGTAACACCATTTGTGATCGTTCCAACTATATTAGCAGAAGTTAAGTAAGTCCCAACAGCTTGATAAACTGTATCAAAATAAGTTTTAAGGAATGCTTTTATTTGCGTCCAAGTATTTTTTTTAACAACGCTACTTTCAACGCTTACAACCAAATCCGTATCGTTTGGAGTTGCAGATGCAGAACCATTAATTGTTGCACCTAAAGTTGATGTTGTTTCATTTCCGCTATTAGTTCCGCTTGTATTTCCGATTACTATTTTCTCTGCATCCGTTACGTAATTATCATCAGCACCTAAAGAATTTGCTTTTAAATTTAAAGCCGTTTGTGTTGCTGTTGAAATCGGTTTATTTAAATCTGTTGTGTTATCTACATTACCCAATCCAACATCGGCTTTTACCAAATTTAAATTAGCTTTCGCCGTTGCAACATTATCTAAATCACTAAGATTATTTAAGATCGCCAACTTAGTAGGATCCGCACCTGCGCCACTCGATGCAATAGTTAATCCATCTGCGCTAACAGACAAAGTAATATTCGAACCTTGAATTAATTTTAATTCATTTCTGCTTGATACTAAAACATCATCTATGAATAATTCTAATTTCAATATTCAATTCCGTTAACTGTGAAAGCTACATTTGCATCGGAACCATAAACTCGAACTACATCAGTTGCCATTAATTCATAATAAATTCCATCTTCATGAGTATCGTTTCCACTTAATGTCCTTCCGTAATGAGTATAATGTTGATTTGCAATTACAGCACCTAAAGGTGAAATTGCAATCCTAAAAGATTTATTTGCTCCAGCCAAGTTTGATACTACAATACAAACTCTTGCATTTTTACCTGTTGGTACAGTATAAATATCAGTAAGAACTGCATTAGCTAAAGTACTAACGTGTATTCTTACTTTTGATAATGATTCTTTTTTAAGTCCTTTTGAATCGTAAACTTGCCAACCTTTATCCCATTCGAACTCCACACGCTCACCAACTAACAATTCAGCAACATATAATGACCTAGAATTAATCCCATCTTGATAATAAACGCTCACAGTATGAGTTATGTTATCTGTATTGAAAATATTTATTGAACGAACGTCCCTTGAAATCCTGTCCTGTGGTGGCGCAAGAATTATTGACGGAACATTATTGATAGTTCCTGATCCTGATTTGTTTCCTTTAACAGCATTGATCGTACCCGAATCATTATACGTCACTATAAAGTCTAAAGCCGTAGCTGGCGCAACGGCTGTTTTAGCTTTTAAACTCTTATTTTCGTCGGATAGTATAAACATTAATAGTATTCGATATCCTCATCTTCGCAGTCAGGCTCAGGACAAGGAGGGGTTATTGCAACGAATGTTTTAAATGAAAAGTTACTGCACTCATCCTCTTCGACTAAATCACCGTTCGGATCTTTAATGGTTAACTTATAAGTGAAGTTCTCATTGAAAGGTCTTGCGATCACAATGTTTTCACCAATCCCGGGCGTTACCTTTTTGATGATCGATGAACCACCGATGTCAAGCTTCAAAGTATATTCGCCATCCACCAAGGCAATGATTCCTGTATCGATGTCGGCATTGTGTGGGAATTCCCCAAGATTATTTACACAGCAATCCATCAGCTTGTTTCAATTAGTGATTCGTTAACTATTCTTGTTATGTCAACTCCCATAACATTCAACCCCTCCTTTATAAACTCCTCAATGTTATTTGAATCAAGCAATCCGATAAGACAATCATTGCCTTTAAGTTTCTCTTTAATCTTATTTTTTACTTCTTCTCTCATTAGAATGTATCTATTAAATCAGCAATCATTTCACCTAAATTAGTTGCACTTTGAACGCCTCCAAAATTATTCACAACAGGATTATAGTGTTGCCCGTCTGCACTCAGTGTAGTTGAAGCTGTGCTTGTATCAATAAGGTAAACATACGGATCTGCGTTTGCAATATTAGCCATTGCGGTTCTTACACCAGCCAATCCTAAGTTAGGAGGCCCAACGTAATCGGCCCGCAAATCAGTTATAATAACTTTTGCATTCGGGAATCCTGTGTCTAATCTGAACTTAGCAATTAACGCCTCAAGGTTTGCTTGATAATCTACGCCATGCTGAACTGTATCTGCATCACTCTCACCATGAATCCATAATAATATAGGTTCTTCTGTAAAAGAAAGCTTTGCGATTGCAGGCAAGTAGTGATAATCCATCATCCTGTCATAAACCTCGCCAACATGAGTACTATTCCAACTTGGAATAACATCATTAGCAATATGCGCCCCTCCAGCAGCCGTAGGAATTAAATACGTCTTAGCATTGTAAGTGTATTTCAATTTGTTTGCCATCGGAATAGCAACTCCAAATCTGTCAGTTTGTGGTGCGCCGCTTTGAGTATTAACACCCGGTTCTGCAATAGCCCAAGCACCATTGTCAACCGCATTATCTACTGGTTTGTAGTATGTAATAACATCCCTATTATGA